AGAAGGAAGAAGGTAAGATGTAATGGAAAAGTATATTGTAATGATACCCGTTGTTATTTTATCTTACATGGTTTTTCGCATAGGTATTCAGTCAGATAAAAGGAGAGATAAATGTAAGTAATATTTAACATAGTAGGTCGCGCAGAACTCCGCCTACCCAAACGAGAGGTTAGAGGTGAGTACAAAGACTTGTTAACGGGTGAGACTAAAGTGCAAGTTGGCGAATCTGAACATAAGGTCAGGGAGTCTTTGACAGAGATCGCATATTTGATGGGGGTGGTGCAATGATAGAAGAACTAAAAGCATACCAACCTAAGCAACGTGGCAAGGCTTGGGTTTGTGATGATATACCTAACAATGAATATCACAAAGGCGTAGGTATCAGCAGTAGTTTCATCAGAAGGTTTGGTGAGTCACAATTACATGCACTAGAACATAAGCAAGAAACAACACCAGCTATGAAGTTTGGAACTGCAGCACATTCATTGCTTGTAGAAGGGCAAGAAGCCTTTGATAAAGAAGTGGTTGTTATTACTGGTAGTCCATACACTAAAGCAAATAAAGAACTTAAAGAAGAGTACGAGAAGAGGGGTTTAACTGTAATTAAAGAAGCAGATGTAGAGCTGATACATGGCATGAAAGACAAGATGATCTATGAAGGCAATGCTTATCTTGATGCTAAGGGTAAAATCCCTGAGTCTAGTTTCTATTGGTATGAAGATGATGTGCTATGTAAATGCAGACCTGATTTAATATGTCCACCTTTAGACAATCCAAATAGCACAGATCAAATAGTTATAGTGGACTATAAGACAACTCAATCAGTCGAACCTTATGCCTTTGCAATGTCAGTTAAGAAGTTTAGGTATGACTTACAAGCAGCATTTTATAGGCGTGGCATGGAATCAGCTGGGTATAAAGTAGATTCATTTGTGTTTGTAGCTCAAGAGAAAACATATCCTTATGCATCTAAAGTATTTGTAATGACTAAAGAGCAGATGGATTTTGGTTGGTCAATTATGCAAACTTACTTGGAGAACTATAAGGAATATCAAAAGGGTAAAACTTTAAGTGTTTACAATAGTCCTAATGTTGTTGAGTTGGTGTTGTGAGTAAGGGCAAAAAAGATAAGAGAGTATTTAGAAGTATGGAGAGTTTATCCTTTGCCCTTAACAACAGTATAAGGTTTTTAACAGCTATTGTGATAAAGTCTTTGCTTTATTACACAATTAATTTTAATATAAATATGGAGAGTAAATAATGGACGAAATAATTAAAAAGGCACTTTGGATTCCTGAAGAGCTGCACAAAGATATAAAAATCTTTGCAATACAAAATAGCTTAACAATAGAACAAGCAAGTCAGATGCTAATTAAACTTGGTGTTGTTGCTTACACACATGCACAAAAAGATGATGCATAAAATAGACAGAAGAAAAGTGCCTACACATTTAAGGCATCTAACTGACAAGCAGTTGAAATTGTTAATGGAATTATTTAAACAGAGGTTTTAAGACATGCCAGTAAATAGCAGAGCAAAAGGTGCAGCATTTGAAAGGGTTATCTGTAAGAAGATAAACACTTATCTTGCATCTAAAGGTAGCAGTGAGACTGTAAAAAGAAACCTAGATCAGTATCAAACAAAAGGCATGGCTGATATTTACTGGGGTAACCTAGCCATTGAATGTAAAAGATATAAAGGTAATGGCAAAAGCGATATATTTAAGAATGACTGGTGGAATCAAGCAGTAGCCAGTGCAAATGATAATTTAATACCTTTGCTGATCTATAAATATGATAGAAGAAAAATTATGTGTGTCATTCCTCTATGCCTTATGGAAAGTGGTCTAAAAAAGAATTGGGAGCAATACTATATGTGCCCACTAGCAGAGGTTTGTGAGAGGTTAGATGAAGTCATACAAAAGGCGAATGGACTTATATAGTTATTTGCTTGAAGAAGACTTTGAAGAGTTTTGTAGGGTAGCCTACGAAAGTGTGAGTGTTGCAATGGATGATCTAGGAATCATAAGCAACATTGACTATGAGGGTTTTAAGGAAAGATATTATCTACACCTTGAAACTGAATATTTAAAAAGTATCGAGAACTTAACGATACATTAATGGAGAAAAATAATATGAGTATATTAGGTGGTATGGGAAATACCGAAAATAAACAGCAAATCTATTTAGGATTCAAGACAATGGGTCAGAAGTTTTTTGCTAATGGTGAAACTGAGGTTGATGTTAAATATCTACAGCTAGACCCTGAGACCTTTAAATCAGGATGGGGTAGATATACAAAGGCTGATGGTTTTGAATATAAATGGGATGCTAAGTTTGGTTCAGTTGAGCCTAAACCTGCTGATGATTGGAAGAGAGCTTTTTCATGCTGGGTAATGCCACATGGTGCAGAACATGCTTATCTATGGCAGAGGTTTACATATGCTGAATCTAGTGCTTTTGATAGCATTTTAGATTTGTTTTGGAATGACATAGCTAACAATTCAGGTAAGTTGCCAGTTGTAGAGTTTACTGGTTCTAAGATTATACAAGTTGGCATGGGTAGTTCTTCTGAGCTTTCATTTAAGTTTAGTAAATGGGCTGATAGGTTTGATGGTAATAACATACCTGAATGGTATATAGACCCAACTGCACCAGCTGATGATGATGATGGTTTTGTATCACCAAATGAAGGACTTGCAGACAAAGTTGCTGAAATGGTAGCAAAGACAGAATTAACTGACGATGATATTCCTTTCTGATGCAGTTAGTTGATTGGCAAAAGATAGCACCTGAAGTTGCAAAGCAGCTTCTAGGTGAGCCTAAGAGTATTTCATCGACTGAACATCGATGGGGTACTCATGGCAGTATGGTTCTTAACCTAGAGAAAGGCACTTTTTATAGTTTTGAAGAGGGCTTTGGTGGTGGGGTTACAGATTTAATTAAACATCTTGATCAAGATGTTTCAACAGTTTTAAAACAGTTTGGTTATGATCAAGCATTGTCTTCTGATTCCTTACTCAACGTTGGTGGACACCCCCAAAATAACACCAACAAAGGCAATGCTAGATCATTCGATAGAGAGCAACTTGTAGGTTTGTTTAAACAAGCGGTTGTGCATCTACAATATGACGATAGTTTTATGGTTATGAGGTTTCCTGATGGGCATCCCATAAAGCAGAAATATGCACCATTTAGCAAAAATACAGATGGTACTTGGTCACTAAAAAGACCTGAGGGCTTGATGCCTTTGTACTATAAAGCAGAGCACACAGATAAGCCTATTCTTGTCTCAGAGGGCGAGAAAGCTACACTTGGTGCAGAAAAGATATATAAAGGCGATTGTGCAACGTGGCATGGTGGTGTTAATAGTTGGCAAAAGGCAGATTGGAGTCCTATATTTGGTAAAGAGGTTTGGTTATTTCCTGATAATGATGAAGCTGGGTTTAAGTGTGCTAATGATATAGCTGAGATGTTGGTCAACAACAAATGCACAGTAAGGGTTGCTACTCCACCTTCACATTTTATGCCTAAAGATGATTTGTGGGATGCTAGTAATAGAAATGATTTTAAATCATCAGAAGATTTAGAAAAGTACATGCAAAACTTTGCACAGATTAAGCCTAAAAAGCCTAGTCTATATTTCCAAACAGTTGATGAAATTATGTCTAACATAGGTGAACCTGATTGGTTGATTGATAAGTGCATAGAACGTGGCACAGTTACATCTATATTTGGTGCAGCTAAGAGTGGTAAATCATTTATAGCTATCGATATGGCATGTGCTGTTGCATCAGGAAGGACTTTTTATGGTTATAAGACTAAACCAGCAACAGTGCTTTATTTAGCTGGAGAAGGCTTTACAGGGGTTGGGCGTCGTATAAAAAGTCATGAACAACATTATGACTATAGTTTGAAGAATAAACCCTTGTTAGTTAGTAATAGAGGAACAAGAATTGGAGATACTGAAGATTTTAAGAATCTGCAAGAGGTTTGCAGAGATATTCAAGAAGAACATGGGTCTATTGGAATGATTATTGTGGACACTTTAGCTAGAAACTACGGTCTCAACGAGAATAGTACTGAGGATATGAATAAGTTTATACAGCATATAGATGATTTAAAAGAAGAATTCAATGCATCTATAATTATTGTGCATCACACTGGACATGGCAGCGGTGCAAGATCAAGAGGAAGCTCAGTATTACCAGCTGCATTAGATTATGAGTTTAAGGTAGATAGAGATAAGAATAGTGATGATGCAGCTATGTTGGTGAGCCTTAAACAAACGCTAGTAAAAGATGGCACCCCAATTGATGATATGTATCTAAAATTCCAAGAAATAAAACTGCTAGGCTTTAATGGTGTTACATCAGGTGTTTTAGAATTAACTGACGAAAAGCCTAAGCATGACATATGGACAAAGGTTAGGACTGAAACTGTTAAAGCTATAGAGGATTACCAAATGGAAAAGAATCCAAAGAAACCTATAGATATTTGGATTGGTTCAACTATGTTAGGTGCTGTTATGGATATTAAAAAGGGAACAGCACAGACAAGGTTGGGTGAGTTAAAAGAATTAGGTATGGTGCATTATCATAAAGACAAAGGTTACCAATCTAAAAGGTGGGATGATGAATTATATAAGTAGGTTTGGTTTTGGTTTGGTTTTGGTTTGGTTTTGGTTTGGTTTTTACCCCAAATTATCAAAAAGTTGGTTGGTTTGGTTTGCTTTTTCTAAAGCAACCAACCCAAACCACTTAGAAATTCACAAAATGAGACCAAACCAATGAAAACATATTTAGACGAAAATTTAGAGACTAAGTTAAAAGAATTAAGAATGTATGAATCTGAAACTTATGAGAAGTGGGGTAGTAGAAAAAGAATATTTAAAATGATTGGTGTTGATTTTGAGATTAAGTTTTGTAGAGCTGAACAAATGTTAAGAGATACTCTATACAACGGTCACGCTAAAAAGAAAATGCAAATGGTAGAAATGATGCTTAGAGCATTTGATTCTTTGAATAAGAGTTGTGAAGAGAGTGGTTACATAATGATTCAACCAAGTAGCAGGTGTTTTAATTTTGATAAGAAGACTGCTATTGTTTGTGATACTGATGATGAGAAGCCAATACTAATGAAGATACATAAGAATGAACCTGACATGATGATATTTAGCATAGAAGAACTATTGCGATGCATACCAAAAGATTTTATGGAAGCTAAAGAATTGCTAAGCAAATTAGATAGGTCAGTAAACTTTAAAAGGATTGATCATGTCTAAGTGGCATGGCGGTAAGGGTTCAGGTAGAAAGCCTGAAGATAATAAGAAATATCAAGATAACTATGAAGCTATCTTTGGTAAGAAAAAGAAGAAGAAAAAGAAAGATGATAAACAAGGCGATAGATAAATTTTTTGAGTGGTCATTTCAAAGGACTGCTGACAAAATTAACAAAAGGAGTAGAATAAAAATGAGTATAAAGAAGAAGCATGACCCAGTGTCAGCACCAAAGCACTATAACAACGGTAACGTTGAATGCATTGAATATATTAAACAACAGCTAGGCTCAGAGTTTCCTAGCTATCTTGAAGGCTCAGCTATCAAGTACATACACAGGCATCGCATGAAGGATGCCAACATACAAGACTTACAAAAAGCCAAATGGTATATTGATAAGTTGATAACACATTACGAGGAACTATGACAATAACGATAAACGTTAAAACAAACGATAAGGAACTTAAGAAGCAAATGGGTTTGTTTAAGAGAAAACACTTACCTGATGCTACTGCTAAAGCTATTAACAACGTAGGTGCAAAGGTAGTCAATGCACAAAGAGCACAGATACAAAAGAGATTAGACAGACCAACACCATTTACTATTAAGTCTGTTGATATGCCTAAGAAGTTTAGAGCTAAGCCTAATGATCTATCAGCTCTTATCTTTGTTAAAGATATTGCAGCTAAGTATCTTAAGTATGTATATGAAGGTGGTATAGAGAAGGCTAAGAAGTCTTCTATACTTGCACCAGTCACATCAGCAGGTGGTGAAAGGTTGAATAAGTTTGGTAATGTTATAGGCAAGAGAAGTAACAAGGCTGATGCACCTAAGAAAATATTCTACACAAACAATGCATTATGGAAGAGAGAAGGCAAGGATAACCTTAAGTTGTTAGCTGTATCTAAACCATTTATTAAACATAGAAAGTTCTTAGATTTCTTCAAGATTGCTATAGGTGTAGTCAACAACAACTACAAGAAAGAGCTGGATAGACAGGTCAGGAAGGCTATTAGAAAATGAGTAGGTTCTTACTAGCAAGAGAAAGCGTCGAATCTCTTTCCTC